AAGGTGAACTTCGGAAATAAGGCGAAGAACCCGATCATGTACGGCAACATGCGGGCGCAGATGTGGGGCGACATGCGGGAGTGGCTGAAGACGGCGGCGATTCCAAACGACAGGTTCTTGAAAACGGACTTGATTTCGCCTATGATGAAGCCTGACTCGAAAGGGACGATCTTCTTGGAAAGCAAAAAAGACATGAAGTCGCGTGGGTTGGCGTCTCCTGACGCAGCCGACGCAATTGCTGTTACATTTGCGTTTCCTGTAGCACATCGACAATATGTTGAACCAAGCCGCCGCGTGAACGCGCAAGGCAATGGAGTCAACGCATCATGGATGGGAGCGTAGTTATGCCAGATTTCAGTAAAAATAGTAAAGCAGAAATTATGTCGTTTTTGTCTGGTATGCCAGGCGGAATTGGTTTTGCTGGGTGGGAGGGCAGCGGCGCTAAATACGACGCGCCAACTGCTCGTCAATCATGGATGTCTGCCATGAAAAATCCAGAGTATGACGAAGAAATTGAAAAAGCAATGCTTACCAGCATGAGTCATTTAACCGGCGGTGACCCGTCAAATAAATCGCAAATGCTGCCGCCTAAATTAAAATTTTTGCAGGAAGCTAAAGAAATACCTCCAGAAGGGCCATTTCCTATTGGATTGCGCGTTTTTAACGCAATAACAAGGAAATAATATGGCCAAAAAGGGCGTATCTCTGTCAGTAGGTCGAGGCGAGAAACTGCCCACGTCCAAGGGCGCTGGTTTGACGGCCAAAGGGCGCGAGAAGTACAATGCGGCGACGGGTTCTAACCTTAAAGCGCCAGCACCGAACCCTAAGACCAAGGCAGACCAAGGCCGCAAGGATTCATTTTGTGCAAGAATGGGCGCTGTAGCGGCCAACGCCAAAGATGGCGAACGTGCCAAAGCAGCCCTTAAAAGATGGAAGTGTTGATATGGCTACCAAACCTGGACTTTACGCAAACATCCACGCAAAACAGGCCCGTATCAAAGCGGGTTCTGGCGAGAAGATGAACAAGCCTGGCAGCAAGAATGCGCCAACGGCCAAAGATTTCAAAGAGTCAGCTAAAACCGCGAAGAAAAAATAATGGCAGATTACACAGGCATCGCCGCAGCCGGTGCTGTGGCCAACGGCGGTAAAAAGAAGACTGAGTCGGGTATTCTGGCGACCGCCCGCGACCGCCTCAACATGGCGATTGGCGCGTTGTCTGAATCCCGTGAAGATGAGATTGACGATTTAAAGTTCTACGCTGGCTCACCTGACAACCGCTGGCAGTGGCCTGCGGACGTGTTGGCCACCCGTGGTTCTGTGCAAGGCCAGACGATCAACGCTAGGCCGTGTCTGACGATCAACAAATTGCCGCAGCACGTAAGGCAGGTGACCAATGACCAAAGACAGAACCGCCCAAGTGGCAAGGTTATTCCAGCCGACGACCACGCAGACATCGAAGTCGCCGAAATCTTCAACGGCATGGTCAGACACATCGAATACATCAGCGATGCTGACGTCGCGTACGATACAGCGTGTGAAAACCAAGTCTCCTACGGCGAAGGTTACATCCGCATCCTGACCGAATACTGCGACGAAAACACGTTTGACCAAGACATCAAGATTGGCCGTGTACGCAACTCATTCAGCGTCTACATGGATCCAACCATCCAAGACCCGACTGGTGCGGATGCCAAGTGGTGCTTTGTTACTGAAGACATCACCAAAGAAGAATACGCGCGGATGTATCCAGACTCTGCGCCCATCACCACTCTGCAAACGCTAGGCGTGGGCGACCAGAATTTGAGCCAGTGGCTCATGGAAGATACCGTCCGCATTGCTGATTACTACTACGTAGACTACGACCGAGCAACGCTTAACCTGTACCCTGGGAACGTGACCGCATTTGACGGCACCCTAGAGGACAAACAACTGAAAGAAATCTATGGAAAACCTAAAAAATCTCGTGAATCTGATCGTGTCAAAATTAAATACTGCAAGATTAACGGTTATGAAATTCTTGAAGAACGCGATTGGGCGGGGAAATACATCCCCGTAGTCCGCATCGTTGGCAATGAATTTGAAGTCGATGGTCGCTTGTACGTGTCTGGCCTTGTGCGTAACGCCAAGGATGCCCAGCGCATGTACAACTACTGGGTAAGCCAAGAAGCAGAGATGCTGGCCCTTGCACCGAAAGCGCCGTTCATTGGTTACGGTGGCCAGTTTGAAGGTTATGAAAACCAGTGGAAGACAGCCAACACGACCAACTGGCCGTATTTGGAAGTCAACCCAGACGTCACCGACGGCCAAGGCGCGGTGTTGCCGTTGCCTGCACGGGCGCAACCACCGATGGCTTCCAGCGGTCTGTTGCAGGCCAAAGCTGGCGCGTCTGAAGACATCAAAGCATCTACTGGCCAATACAACGCATCTTTGGGCATGTCGTCCAACGAGCGCAGCGGCAAAGCCATTTTGGCTCGCCAGCGCGAAGGTGATGTGGGCACTTACCACTACGGTGACAACTTGGCCCGTGGTGTACGGCACATCGTGCGCCAGTTGGTGGACTTAATCCCCAAGGTGTACGACACCCAGCGCGTGGCCCGCATCATCGGTATAGACGGCGAAACCAATATGGTCAAATTAAACCCTGACCAACCTGAAGCAGTTCGCAAAATTACCGATCAGAACAACCCTGACATCGTTATTGACAAAATTTACAACCCCAACGTCGGCAAGTACGACGTGGTGGTGGCCACCGGCCCAGGTTATGCGACCAAGCGCCAAGAAGCCTTGGAAGCCATGGCCCAACTGTTGCAGGGCAATCCTAGTTTGTGGGCTGTTGCCGGTGACCTGTTTGTGAAGAACATGGACTGGCCAGGTGCCCAAGAGATGGCCAAGCGGTTTGCCAAGACCATCGATCCTAAGCTCATGGAAGACGGCGACAAGCCGCCAGAGTTGCAGGCAGCGGAACAGCAAATCCAAGCAATGGGCCAAGAGATGGAACAGATGCACCAGATGATTCAAAACGTTGGCAAGTCGATTGAAATGCAGGATATGCAGCGCAAAGATTTTGAAGCTGAAGTTAAGATGTACGAAGCCGAAACCAAGCGGATCGCTGCGGTGCAGGCTGGCATGACTGAGCAACAGATTCAAGATATTGCTATGGGCGTAGTTGCTGCGGCGATGGAATCGCAAGACATGATGAACCAAATGCCTGAAATGCGTGAGCAGCCTGAAATGATGCCCCCTGAACAGGAAATGGAACCTATGCCACCACAAGGAATGCCTCAATGAAAGCAAATGAATTTTTAGGCGTACTGTTCTTGGCGCGGGATGTTGCACATTCTGTGCATTTGAATACTCGCAGCTTTAGCAAACACACAGCACTTAACATCTTCTATGAGCGCATCATTGGTGCGGCGGATGATTTTGCTGAAGCGTACCAAGGTCGATATGGTTTGATTGGCCCTATCACATTGAACTCAGCAAAAAAGACATCTAACATCATTGAATTTTTGCAAGACTCGCTTGCTGAAATTGAAGGCGCTCGTTACGATGTATGCGATAAAACTGATTCATCGCTCCAGCAATTGATTGATAATATCGTTGAGATTTATTTGCGAACCCTCTACAAACTCCGCTTTTTGGCATAAGGAAACATCATGGCAAATTACACCCAAGCCGCTGCAACGACACAAGTCAAAGTTGGGGCTGGCAAGCTGTTCGGCATCTTTGTGTCAGCATCTTCAAGCGGCACTTTGACCATCTATGACTCTAGTGCTTCTAGCACTGGTGATCCTAAGATTTCAGACACCATTGCCGTGTCAGCAGGCACAACCTACTTGAATATTCCAGCGGGTCTGTTCTTTAACAAAGGGTTGTACATTGTGCTGGCGGGTACTTCTGCTGCGTTTACTGTTGCTTACGAATAAAGGTTAATCATGGCCGTCGTCTTTCTCTCCCCAGTGGGCGGCGCAGCGGCCCAGTTTTTTACCAACAACGGTGTAATTTTGTCTGGCGGCAAGCTGTATTCTTATGCGGCTGGTACAACTACACCTCAAACCACATATACATCCTCCAGTGGTGCAACGGCGCACGCCAACCCAATTATTTTGGACTCCGCAGGCCGAGTGCCAGGGGGTGAAATTTGGTTAACCGCAGTGTCGTATAAATTTGTTTTAAATACATCAACAGATGTTTTAATTGCAACTTATGACAACATTGTAGGTATTGGCGCAATACAAAATAATGTTCAAAACTTTACAGGTACTGGATCACAAACTATCTTTACATTAAACAGTGCTTCAGCAGGCGAAAATTTTACGTCTGTCTATATTAACGGCGTATACCAACAAAAAAATACATACACCGTATCAAACACAACTTTGACATTTTCAACAGCACCACCTTTAAATTCTTCCATTGAAGTCATGTACATCTAATCATGGCCAACAGCAAAATATCAGCATTACCGTCAGCTACTACGCCTTTGGCGGGTACTGAGGTATTGCCTGTTGTTCAAGGCGGCATTACAGAACAAGTGTCTGTTGCCAACTTAACCGCAGGGCGTGATGTTTCTGCTTCTGGTCTATTTGTTGATGCAAATTCTGCAACATCTGCTGTACGCATTACACAACTTGGCGCTGGCAATGCTTTAACAGTAGAAGATAGCTCAAGTCCTGATGCAACGCCATTTGTAATTGATGCAAGTGGTCAAGTAATTGTTGGAAATAACACGGCTCTTACTTATGCGTCTGGCGTAGTGCCACAACTTCAAGTTAATAACGCTGGCGCTGAACAAATGGGTATTTCTAGGTTTAGCGCCGACACTGGATCAAACGCTTTTGTTTTTTTAAAAAGCCGTGGGGCAACTATCGGTGCATTTGATGTTGTTGCTTCTGGTGATGGATTGGGTTCAATTAACTGGTATGGCGCGGATGGGACAGCAGGTATTCAAGCTGCATCAATTTCAGCCGCAGTAGACGGCACACCAGGCACAAACGATATGCCTGGCCGTTTGGTGTTTAGCACCACGGCTGACGGTGCAAGTTCGCCGACTGATCGTATGCGGATTGATAACGCAGGTCGGGTGGGCATAGGTTCAACATCTTTAGTTGGCTATCGCCTCCGTGTTGGTGGCACTATTGAAACAACAGGCACGACTGGCATAGGTGTTTCTTCGGATGCAACTATACCTAGCAATGTCACTAACAACGGCTATGGTTTCTTTTCGCAAGTAAATACAGCAGCAGCTTCTTTTACACTTAGCACTCTTCATCATTTTCGTGCTGCTGGTTCAACTCCAGGCGCAGGATCAACCGTTACCAACCAGTACGGCTTCCATGCCGATAGTGGACTTACAGGCGCAACAAACAACTACGGCTTTTACGGCGCAATTGCTTCCGCAGCCAACAGATATAACTTCTACGCTGCTGGAACTGCACAGAATTTGTTTTCTGGTGATGTGCTTGTTTTTGGCGCAGGCGGTTTGGGCTACACCACAGGCTCTGGCGGCACTGTTACCCAAGGAACATCCCGTACAACTGGCGTGACGTTGAACAAGACCAATGGTGCTATCACACTTTTTTCTGCCGCTGGCCTTGCAACTTTTCAAAGTTTTACCGTTACCAATTCAACCGTAGCGGCTACTGATGTTGTTCATGTAACGCAAAAATCAGGTACTGATCTGTATCAAATATTTGTCACCGCTACCGCTGCGGGTAGCTTTCGGATAACTTTTGCTACAACAGGCGGCATAACAGTCGAACAGCCCGTGTTCAATTTTGCGGTCATCAAAGCAGTAACCGCATAAAGGATCAAGATGTACATTGCAACTGTGACCCACGACATTCAATCAAACACGCTAGAAGCTACTTGGCTTGAGCTTGTTGGAGAAGAACTTAAGCGCGTAAAAAGCCGCAACTACTCGCAAGATCAAAAAGACGAGTTTGAAGCTGACGTTGAAGGCGGCACTAAATACACAGCAATGGCTGGTTGGTAACCAAAGGATTAAAAATGGCTCTTACAAAAGTTTCTTACTCAATGATTGATGGTGCCCCATTAAACGTGGTGGATTTTGGTGCTGTTGGTAATGGGATAACAAATGATACTGCTGCAATTCAAGCTGCAATTAACGCGCTTCCCGCAGGACAAACATTAAACGGTAATGGATCAACCTATTTAATTACTAGCTCATTGACTTTAAAAGCAAACATGACGCTAGAAAATTTTGTTTTTGATTTTTCTACTGCTGGTAATTCTGCTGAGTTACTTGTTGCGTCTGGGTCTATTGGCACAGCAATTTCTATTTCAGCAGGGCTGACCGTAGGTCAGGTAACATTTACTGTTTCCAATGGCGCTGGTTTTTCTGCAAATGATTATGTTTATATCAAAAGCGCAGACTTTTGGGACAACTGGGATGATCTCTGCATCATGGCAGAAACCCACAAAATTAAATCTGTTGTTGGAAACAGTATTACTTTATACGACCCAATTCTTTATGCAATGCCGACTACTCCAACTATTCAAAAATTGACTACGTTGGACAATTTGGTATTGCGCGACATTCGTGCCTACGGTTCTGGTGCTGGAGCCGCAGGCGATCAAGAAGGCGCTCAACTTACCTATTGCAAAAACTTGTTTCTTGACAACTGCAATTTTACCAAGTTTGACAATAGATGTATCCGCATTTCCACTTGCATTGATTTCACAATTGTTAACAGTACATTTGGAAAAGCCTATAAAACAGGGCTTGCTTATGGTGTAGCTATTGCTGATGCTTCAATTAACGGAAAAATTTCCGACAACAATTTTTTTGAGTGTAGGCACGGGGTCACGTTAGGTGATACTGGTGGGCCAAACCGTTAAGATGTTGTTGACAGCAACAACTTTACGTTGTGCCGCGAAGCTGGTATGGACGCGCATACTGCGGGCGATTTATGTGTAATTTCAAATAACACGTTTCAATGTGATTCAACGTCTGCGGTATCTGACGGTATTTTGTGGCGTAGCATCAACGCAACAATTACAGACAACATTATTATTGGGGCAGGGCGTATTGGTATTAACGTGTTGAACAACGTAACTGGCGCCACGGGTGGCTATGTTATTACTGGAAACACAGTTATCCTCTCAAACGAAAGAGGTATTTCTATTGAAAAACAACACGAAGGAAACATTAATAATATAGTTATTAGTGGTAATAATGTTAAAAACAACAATGTTGCGTTAGATTTTGGAATTTTAGTTACTACTGATAGCGGATACACTAATGTTATAACTAACTGTGTAGTTACTAATAATACAATTAATAATGTAGCGTATAGATCAATTGTAATGGCTGTGAATGATGCTACTTCAACTTTTACTGGGTTAATTATTTCCAATAATATACTCAACTCAACTACATATGACCGTGGCATATTTGTTAGCGCAACCACAGACAGTAACATGTCAAAAATTTCTATGACTGGCAATGTAATTAACGGAACTGGGACGTTTGGAATTCGCGGAACTAATGAAGAAGACATTGTAATAATTGGAAACGTAATTAAAACGGCAACAACACCAATATCGATTACAGCAACAAATAACGTCAACACAAACAACCTAACGTAAGATGATTACTGTTTCACCCAAATTGATGTTTAACCTAGTCCATTCCATTGCGGCTTTAATTACCGTTCTGGTCTTCGATCAGTTCGGGCTAAGTCTTGTCGGTGCTGTGCTTGTTTCTGGATTCTTTGCAGGACGGGAATACGCA